TTATACCATTCATAGTTTTCATCTTTAGTCATTATGCCTCCTCTAAAACTTGTTCAAAGTCTTTTGAATTAATTATTGCTTCACACATTTTGCCCCAACATTCATAATCATTACTAATCTGTTTGTACTCTGGAAATGTTTGATCAAAATCTTTCCATCTGTTATCCTTGCCAGCCCTAATTCTATTGCCTTTGCGATTATAACTCAAACTCGTACGTATCATTTCAACCTTATGAAATTCAATTCTGTTGGGATAGTCACTTGTCCAGTCTATATAGACTGGTGCTTTATAATCATATTTCTTTTCAGCCTCTATGCACCATTGTTTTATAGCATCTCTATCAATTTCAACTGATGAATCCCATATGGCTTCCAAATCCAGATCTGGATTATGTTCATATGACCATTGAGGTTGATTGCTGGTTCTTTTGACAAATTCATTCATTTCATCAAATGTTTGAATTATTGTTTTTAGTTTTCTCATCCTATGCCTCCTCCTCAGGTTCTTGCTCTTCCTCATAAATCACATCACCATCTGCCCATACGGTAAGTGTGCTCCAATGTGATCCATTGGCAAATTCTATTTCTTCTTCACTGTAAAACTTAATACCATCAACTGTAAATTCACCAGTGACTATACCAAGTTCTATTGCCTTTGCTTGCCATTTGGCAGTTAGTTCTTTGTTATATGTATAGTTCATCCTATGCCTCCTCTAACACTTGTTCAAGTTCATTGATCTTGTCCCATACCTGTTGATCAGTTATGGTCTGAATCGTGGCTCCGTCGTTCTGTAGTGCCAATACCAATTGTTCAGCATAAGTGCCACCTGTCCATTTGCTCAATGAACGATCTTGTGGCATCCAATAGTCCATATTGTCGTGTGTTATTTTCTTCATCTTTTTCTCCTTAATAGTTTCTATAATTGTAGCACACTTCTGTGATCTGTCAACCTGGAGATTTTCCTATGCCTCCTCTAATTGCTCAGTTTCAAATGTCAGCCCATAATTATCATTTGTGTTGATCGCCTGTGCAAACATCACATTGGGCCAAGATTGTTGGAATCCTTCTTTTCCTTGGAAGAGTTTTGGACATTCCTTGTTCTCAGGATCCTTCCTGTGATCACGATATTCATCAAGACGACAGTCCATAATGAATTTCATATCTGCGTGGGTTAGATTGGTTTCAAACACATCTACAATCTGTTTGGTATCTGTGTCTATACACAATAGTTTTGGTTTTTTAAACATCTTTTTTACCTCTTTCTTGTTATTATTCATATTATTATAATAACACAGAAGCAAGATCTGTCAAGATGCTAATTTATCGCTATTTTTGGGGGTTTTTGCGGGTGGACATTGGTAGGTTAGAAGCGATTATGGCACGAATGCCCACCCAATGTATTTAAAGATAATGGTAATATAGCAGGATTCCAAATATGATGTGGATCAAAGCGATTGAGATGATGTATCTGTTCATTTGTGTTTGAAATAGTCTTTGATGGCCCATTCACAATAAGCTGAATGCCTTATGTCATCCCAATTACGCCAACCCATATCCAAACAGTTCCTGACTTCCTGTATGTCGTACACAGGAACAACGGGTTTTTCTTGTTTAATCTTGGTCTTTGTCGTTCTTTTTTTTCTCATTGTATTTTTTATTAGACTGGGGGAAATGAATGTTGTAGGGTTTGATGCCAGCATCTATTGCCACCTGCATCATCATTGTCTCCATCGTGTGTATGTTGTCTTCAATTGATTTAAAACGAGGATCATTGTCTTTGAACTTGCCACTCATAATCATCTTGTCTATGGTGTGTTGCAAACTGTCTATCCTCATTTGCATTTCTTCTAACAGTTCTATAGTCTGAATATGATTCATTTTGTTTTTTGTCCTGGCCATAACATATTATACAATATTTAAGAATATATTGTCAATCGTTATATAATTGGTGAATTTACAAAAAAAAGATTCGCACAGAGACCTTTTAAAGGGGGTCTAAAGGGATTGGTGGGGTGTTTGTACGTGGGCAAAAACCGTTATATTTTGAAATTGGGTTTCCAACTTTTTATGGCCCAGTATGCAGGTGATAAAGTCTTCTGTCCTTTGACTTTGTCAAGTACAGCTCCCATCCTTGCATTGAAACTCTTTCTTCTCTCAGGATTATTTCTTTTTATGGAGACTCCTTTTTGTCCAAAGTTCACTTTCTTTACGTTTCCAGTCTTCTGATCTTTTACGAACACTTTGAACTTCTTGACATCACCTCTTGATGGTTGATTTAATTTTACTTCTCTTCCTTGATACTTTGGCATATTATCTCCCTCTCACTGAGTCTATAAAGTTATACACTCTTCCAAATTGTTTATCAACATTTTCTAATTCCGTCTGTAGCATATACATCAAGGTCTGTAATTCTATCAATGTCACAAGTGTCCAGGTTGCCAATCCCATCAGGATAGTTCCCAACAAACCAATCAACATCGTGTTTGTTTTCCTTGTCATTTACCTTGTCCTTTATATTTCTTATAACTTCTTCTCTTGGATTTGTTCATCATAGTTTTTGAATGCTTACCACCACCTATGCTGGTCTTCTTGGGTTTGGTTTCGTGTGCTACTTGTTCTTTAACTTTTGCCATCTATTTTGATATATCCAAATTTGTCAGTTTTAAATGTTTTATTTAATTTTGCAATCTGTGTCTTTGCGGTAGCTTCTGTCGTCCAGGTGTTCTTGTTGTATTTGAAAGTGGTTTGGCTGAATTGATTGAAGTCATTGCTGATATGTTGTTTCTTGTTGATTCTGATCCTTGCCAATTTGCCAGTGTACGTCAACATCCAAAGGCAGTCAACAGTTTGTACTTCTTGTAGATAACCTAACCTGGTGAATGCTTCTGCTTCTATTTTAAGTTCTTTTCTTGCCATACAAATATTTATGGGGTTGTAAAAAAGGTGAACCCTGTTGTCGCGAAACAACAGGGCTCTATTGCACATACTATTAAGGAGCATTACCTAATGTCAAATTAAGATAATACTAATGATATTTATCTAAAAATGTAAAAAAACCACTCAAAAGAAATATATTGACAAACGAATTATAAATACCTATAATAGAAGCTAAAGCACGACATAAGGTTGGTAGGCCAGTAATCATCCTACTGTGGAAAAGGTATCTGATAAGGAGCACACTATAAGAACTTTTCGTGTAGTTCAATTTCAATTCGTTATAAAGATTTGGTATTTAGAATAACCACCGTCTAATGTAAAAAAAGCGACACCGCAGGTTGGTATGATCCTCCAAATCAAGAATGTGTCTGGACGAAGACCTGGTCAACACAGATCAAGTTTTTGAGTCTACCGTACACAGGTGGACTCTGACCAAATCAATCAAGATCAAGTATCTCATAAAGAATTAAAAAGTAATCACTGAAAGTGATTACTTGATTGACAACGAAGTTGTTGATCAGACCAAGACCAAAGTGAATCAATATGAATTAATAAATAACTATATGCCAAAACAGACCAAGTTAAATCCCAAACAGAAACATTTCGTAGAAGAATACCTGAAGTCTTATAATGCCTCTGAGGCGTGCAGACTGGTAGGATTCAGTGAATCAATGGCCAATAAATTGATGCAGAACCCATTGGTGTCAAATGAGATCAACAAGGGCATTGACATCAGTTTGAAGAAGGCCAAGATAGACAACAGATCCGTGTTGGGTCAATTGGCCCAGATCGCGATGGAGCAGGATCCAGTCACCAAAGGGATGAGATGGAGTGACAAATTAAGAGCTTTAGAATTATTAGGCAAACACCTTGGTATGTTCAAAGAACAGGAAACAGATCAAGGCAAGATCCCTCAGGTCACTATTAATTTTGAAGGTGAGTCAGAGAAACTTGAGAAGCCTTCATTTGAGATAGTAGATTATGAGTCAAAAAAAGACAGAAGAGACAACTAACAACACCAACAACCTCAAAGTATCCTTCACACCAAACCAACAGCTCTGGTATCAGACACCAGCCACTGAGGTGTTGATTGGAGGATCATTTGGATCAGGTAAGTCATTCTTCCTGAGATGGGCTTCAATACTTTGGGCTATGGAGATCCCTGGGATCAACATATTCCTTTTCAGACGTACATTCCCAGATCTAAGGATAAACCATTTGGTTGGACCACAGAGCTATCTTTCCATTTTGGAACCATTGATCTCTGGTGGTTGGGTAAAGTATAATAGTGCTCATAACACTTTTAAATTTTGGAATGGATCAATAATCACGATGAGTCATCTACAACAGGAATCAGATATGTACAGGTTCCAAGGATCAGAGATACATTGCCTATTGATAGATGAAGGGACCACGTTCACGGAAGCACAATACAGGTTTATGAGATCAAGGGTCAGGATGAGTGGTGTCAAGATACCAGAAAAATGGAAAAACCATTTTCCAAGGATAGTCACAAGTTCCAATCCAGGAGGTATCTCACACAACTTCTTCAAGATAGGATTTGTTGATCTATGTCCAAACAACAGGATAGTGAAGATGCCAGATGATGAAGGTGGATTGCTGAGACAGTATCTACCAGCCAAGCTCGTGGACAACCCATATCTGATGAATGATGATCCTGACTACGTCAAAAGGATTATGGGTATGGGTAATTCAGAATTGGTGACGGCTATGTTGGAAGGGGATTGGAACATACCATCAGGACAGATGTTCTCTGATGTTATGGATAGTGTCAAATGCCTAATTGGAGATTTCAGATTGCCAGAACATTGGACATTGAGGAGGGCCTATGATTATGGTTATTCCGCTCCTTTTTCAGTGTTATGGTACGCCGTAGCAGATGACACACCTTGCACAATTGACGGTAAACAGAAGACATTCACGCCAGGTACGATAGTGATAGTGGATGAATTGTATGGTTCAAAACCCAACAAACCCGCAGAAGGCCTGAGATGGTCACCAGGAGACATAGCGAGAGCCATAAAAGAACAAGAGAGACACTTTGATAGACCAGTGAGACCAGGACCAGCTGATAATTCAATCTATGATGGTGACAGCAAGATAGCAGAAGAGATGGCCGTACACGGAGTTGAATGGTGCAGATCAAACAAAGCCCCAGGTTCAAGGAAGATAGGTTGGCAACAGATAAGACAGAAATTCAATGCTATGTTGACTGAAACACAGGAAGAACCAGGATTAGTAATAACAAACAAGTGCCAAATGCTCTGGAGGAATCTAACAGGCCTGCCAAGAGATACAAACAATTTAGATGATGTTGACACCAAATCAATAGATCACGATGCTGATACTTTGAGATATATCGTCTTAGACAAGCCAAAAACAGCAAAAATGATTCCGCTACAAGGCTACTAACAATAAATATGATTATAGATCAGGAAAACTTATATGCCAGCAAATAATACACATCCAAGTTATAACAATTGGGCCCACAAGGCCGCAAAGACAAGAACAGTGATAGAAGGCGAAGAAGCCGTAAAATCAGCTGGAGAAATGTTCCTACCACACCTAAATGGTTTATCAGGTAGAGAATATGAAGATTACAAAGAAAGAGCTCAATTCTACAATGCAAGTAGGAGGACTCTGTCAGCATTGGTTGGTTCAGTTTTCAGAAGAGGTGCTACATTTTCAAGACCCGCAGAATTAGATGATGTGATAAATGACATTGACCTAGATGGCACATCAGCAAATCACTTCACAAAACAGATATTGAAAGACGTACTCACAGTGGGCAGACACGGTGTTTTAGTTGACTATGATCAAAACACACAGAGACCATATTGTAATCATTACATTGGAGAAACGATAATAAACCATAGAATGGGCTTGAACAATGGCATATTACAATTAGAAATGGTCGTGCTACAAGAAAGCAAAGAGACCGTTGATTTAAATGATGAGTTCAAAACAGATTATGAAACTTGTTATAGAGTGTTGAGACTACAAGATGGGGTTTACACCCAACAGATTTATTACACGGAAGGCAACAGAGAGGTTGCAGGTGAAATAACAGTTCCTACCATACAAGGTAGAACATTAGATTATATTCCTTTCGTGATCATCAACACAACTTCTTTAGGTTGTGAATATGAAGATTCGCCATTGTTAGATTTGGTGAATATGAATATCAATCATTACAAGTTTTCAGCAGACATTGGTCATTCACTTCACTTTACAGCTCTACCAACCCCTTATGCGACGGGCGTAGACAACTATGGTGGAGAGAGCAAAGAGGCATCACCTTTAAGGATTGGTTCAACAAATATGTTGATGCTACCACAAGGTTCATCAGTTGGTATGTTAGAATTTTCTGGTGCAGGTGTGAACAGTCTAAGACAGTACCTAAATGACTCTGAAAACAAGATGGGAAAACTGGGTGCGAGACTTTTAGAAAAACCCACAGCTCAACCAGAGACAGCAGAAACAACTTCTATCAGACAAGCGGCAGAAGGTTCTGCTCTTATCACAGTAGTAGAATCAGTAGATGCTGGTATAACAATGGCATTGAAATATTGTGCTGATTATATGAACATAGATATTGATTCAGTAGATGCTGAATTGAACAGAGACTTCATTGATGCTAAAATGGATTCTAAATCATTGATAGATTTAATCAAAGCATATCAAGAAGGTGGTATATCAGAAGATACGTTATACTACAATCTACACAAAGGTGAAATACTACCACCTGATCATAACAGAACAGAAGAGATCACA